TTACTAATGCCTTGTGACCAAACGGCAACGTAAGGATCTTCTGTTCCATCGTCTACTAAGACGTTGGTATAGAATCGTAAACGTGCTCTCCAGCCAGACTTAGGTTCTTTGCGAGCCATCTCACAACCAAAGCAACGTCCCTCAGATTCCTGAGTACAGGCTGCCTTGCGCTTATAGTCTTTTGGATTAGTGTGCTCTGAGCATACTATTGCTAGCCCACGTCCTTCATTGTAATTTGCTGAATCAGAATCTAATTCATTAACAAATCTAATCTTTGCTGCTTGTCCGTCTGCTAACTTAACCCAACGAACTTTTGTTCCTGTTCCTTCATATTTTGGCTTGTCAACTAATGCGTTGATATTTTTAAGCCCTTTTACTATAGTCATGTTTCTCCTTATATAAGTTTTTATTTTAGCATAGAATCAATAACATTGTCAAACTGAAACTCAAGGTTTTTAATTTGATCATCTGTCATGTCGCCTATGTCTTTATATTTTTGATCTAGATTAATTATTGTAACTAAGTTACCCATTTTTTCAGTAAGCCTATTAGACATAATTAAACCAGCATCATCATTATCTGCTACCAGTACAACGTTTGTAAAGTACCGTTTCAAAAGTTCAATCTGGCTTGAAGAAACATTTGCCCCAAGGGTAGCAACCGCAGGGAAACCTACTTGATCTAATCTAATAACATCAAAAGAAGACTCTACTACATAGATTATCTTTGATGCTTTTACTTTGTGCAGATTAAATAATATTTTACTTTTTGGAAGGCCTGGTGTATTCTTAAATTCTTTTCCTTCAATAGTTCTTGCAACAAAACCAATAGACATTCCGTCTGGTGATTGCATTGGAATAACCACTGAGTCTTGTTTTTCTGAATAGCCAAGATCAAACTTTACCACAGATTCTCTAGTAAGCCTTCTGCCTTCAAAGTAACTCATGGCTCTTGGAGAATCTAGTGCCTGTTTGTTTAATCTTTTAATTAAAACTTCATCATATTGAACAAAGTCTGGGGCTTGATGTAAAGCTTTATTAATTACTGACTCAATGTTTGTTTCTGTTTCTTTACTTTTTACAAACCTAATTGTTTCAAAATATGTTCTTCCTGTCATATGCATAATTAATTCAACAAGACTTCTAGTTGTTTGACAACCAAAGCAAAAAAACAATCCAGATTCTTTTGAAACTTCTCCTGCTGGCGTTCTATTGTTGTTATGATATGGACAAAAAATAATATAATCTGTTCCATACTCTGCTTCAATGTCAATTCCAGAGCCAATTAAAACTCTGTTTATCTGCTGAGTTGTGTATAATTCTTTAGACATTTTTATCTTCAAAGTCTTTATAACGATAATAACCTTTATCAAAATCACACTGAACTAAGAAATCTCCCATGTATCCATTACGATTCTTTCTAAATGCACACTCAATAATATCGCTGTTTGTCTCACGACCAAGTGCTAATACCCAGTCAGCATCATAAGCAATTTGTCTAGACCATGATGTTTGACCAAGCGTAGGAACTGAAGAAAGATTCTTAGCATCATCAGGTGTAGCAGAAGAGATAGCCATAATAGGTACTTCTTCACTAATAGCCATAAGCTTTAATTCACGAGAAAGATTTTTCATTCTTACCGTTTCATTGTCTGACTTCTGATTTGGACTCATGAGTTGTAGATAATCAACAATAACAAAGTCTGGTTTATACTGATCAATCTTTCCACGAATAACTGAAGGAGTTATTTCTCCACCTTGATCATTTGAAATAATATGAAATGGAGGCTTTCCTTGTAGTTTATTTTCATGCCACTTTTTAAGCATGTCCATCTCCACATCACCATTAGATAGCTTTCTGTGTGACCACAAGCCTTCACCCATAATAGTAAATGCACGATTTCTTACTTCTGTTTCAGACATTTCAAGACTGATGATCATTGGTGTTTTACCTTGTTTCCAAGCCTGTACAGCAAAGTACAAGGCCAGCCATGACTTTCCAATACCTGGATAGGCAAGAAAGACTCCTAGTTGACCAGGCATAATTCCAGAAGGTAGATAGTTGTCAAATCCTGGCAAGCCAGTTTTAATTCCAATATGACCAAGTGCCTGCTGCTTTTTTACATTTTCAAAGTAAGCAATAGCAGAATCAATATCTGTTGCATCAATATCACGAATAGCAGAAGTATTTTTCTTTAACTCTGATGTTTTAGTAATAATCTGCTCTAATGCTTTTGGTCCATCACCCTGTTGAATTTCAGATGCTGCATTACGAATAATATCTTTTAGACTGTCGTTTAGATATTCAACTTGCAACTCACCTAAATGATGCTTTGTTGATCCAACATTTTCTACTGGGGCAAAGTCTCTAAACTTTTCTACAACAAGAGATGTTGGAGGAACTGTTGCATTTGTTTCAGAATAGTTTCTGATAAATTGCCAAACATCATTATGTGTTCTAAGAAGGTTATCAACGTTTGCTTGTAAAAGAACATGAACTTGCTTGTCTGTTAAAACCGCAGTGATTAGTTTTTCTTCTGTATTATTCACTTAACCACTCCTTTGCTTTAGCCCTACGCTCTGCTCGTTCTTTGTCATCTTCTTCTTTATCAAGTTTACCATTTAAAATTTTTTCTGCATTGTATGCAAAGAAATTCCATGTTGCATCTTGTGCAATGCTAAAATAATAATCTAATAGATCATAGCAAGAAGGAAGTCCGTATGATTCAACAAGAGCATCAGATGCCCATTGCTCAACGTTTAAATTAATATTAGACTTTTTCTCATATCTCTCCAAGTAAAGTTTGTTGTAGCGATTGAGCAAAGCCATTCGGTCTTTGCGATCAGCCACCTTACTCGGCTACGATCTCAGCTTTTGCTTCGTTTACTTTTTCAATTACTTTGTTTTCAACAAAAGCATAAATACGATCCATTGCCTCATTGGTAGTTTCACCATCACGAGTGTAGTCAACAACACCAAGATCAACTCTTAGTGATTGAAAATTGCCTAGATTAAGAGTGTATCCAAGTGTTGCAGATACCTTTGTGTTTTGTCTTTCAATTGTGTTTTCTGTAACTTCTTCCATTGTTTCCCCCATTTAATTTATGTTTTCTGACCAGATAGGGATATACCTACCATCTTCTGTCTTAGTATAAACCAGTATACCAGTTCCAGTTCTTCGTGTCAATTCTTGACTTGTAGGAGTCAAATTATTAGTTATTAAGTTATCTCTTCTTGGTCTTCCTATATGTATAGTAGCAAGTGTAGCACGTATATCTTTTAATTGCGACTCAGAGTAGTATGCTCTTACTTGCCATTTTCGTACCCCGTTTAATTGTGCACCCATTGGTGGAGGAATGACTCCTCGTTTAATTAGTGCTGGAAAATATTTCCTGTGTCTATTGACAAGTCGTGCAGTTTCTGATACAGTGTAAGCTTTTTGTCTATTTTTTCTAAAGTCAGTACGAAAACAAGTTTCAACTCTATCTTTAGTAATATTATAAACAGAGACCATTCCAGTAGATCTAGAACTATGATGCAGTCTAACTAAGTCTCCGTTAAGAAACCAAATCTTTTTATTGCCATTTATTATAGGCTGACTATTGTATTCTTTGCCCTCAATGTTTCTTGGCTTAAAATCCATCTACCCTCCTTGGTGTCTGAAGGTGGATGAAAAAATTTTCTATTCCCACAACAAACACAATAAGTTTCAATATGTATATGGCTAGAATATTGTCTATCAACAAACATTCTGCCATTGCACCTAGTACAATGCATTTACCCAGTCCCCTTTAGTTTGGAATACCAATAACGATCAAGTGAACTGCCAAAGATAAATCTCCAGATGCACCGAATCTAACTACGCCTTCTACTCTTGAAGTAGTAACACTTTTTAAAATAACATTAACATTTTGTCCAGCTGGAGTATTACCAATATTAACAGCAGTAGCAGAAGCTATTGGAGCATACTTAAAATCTGATGGAAAATCATATGAAAATGTTTTTTCATTGCCAGCACTTACAGTAGAGTTGTTTGCAACCTCTACATACCCGCCAATAACTCTTGCTTCAGATGTTTTTATGCTTTGTTTTCCTGCAGAAATAGTATCAACAGTAGTATAGTTATACGTTGCTGATGAAACTTGTGCAGACAGATCATTAACAGTATCAACTAATTGATAGATGTATGTTAAATCTAGAGGTTGTCCTCGTTCTGGTAGCGGTACTTTAGCCATTATCTCTCCATTATATCATTAAACAGTCACGTTGAGTTGTCTATAAACTTTAAGAAATGGTGTTCCAACTGCACCATCTGCTCTTTCAACTGGAAAACCTTTTAAGTAAATCTCAACACTAAGTTTATTTGGGGCTAATCCCTGAACTACTCCACCAACAGTGTATGTTAATGGTATTGGTAAACTTAAAGATGTTGTTTGTAATCTTTCTTTATATAACCAATCACCACCATCATTTCTATCCCATCTTAACCAAATATCATACTCTGCTGCTTTGCCAATAAAAGATGTTGTTCCTTGATAAATTTTATTAACTGTAACGGCATCCCAAACAATATTTGCAACATCGCCTTGTTTTGACACATCTATAGTTTCAGGAACAAAGGTATAGTCTGGTAATATTAAATATACTGGAGACCAATGAGATGTTCTATTTCTATCTGATGAGATTATTCTATACCGCAAAGAATAGCCTTCTGTTACGCTGCTTACAGGTGGCAAATCCGTTGTTGGTGTTTTAAACTTTTTAATAGTTTGTGCCATTATGTTACACCAACTGAAAATCTAAATTCAATATAATTACTTGTATTTGGAGATTTAATAATTGTTTCTGCATTTGTATTTTTAATTACTGAATATCCAGTAAGTCCATACAATGGATTTGTTGTAGCAATATTTTCTAATCTAAGTGCATCTAACGCTATGTAATAATCTTCTGAAGGCAAGTCTGAAACTATTGCACAAGCGTATATCTTTACTACTGTTACGGCATTCCATGTAAAGCCTTGTGTTTGATATAGCTCTTGTAATTGTGTAGAGGCTACATAGTATCTATTTGTTTCAAAATCATATGTTCCTCCAGTACCGTTGCCATTTTCTAATTCAATCTCAAACCTAGCAAACTGATCTGGTGTTTCATCATCTGTAGATGCAAAGTCTACTAAAACTCTAACAGTGTCAGGAACTGCAGAAGAGTCTCCATCTTTGCTAATAATAGAAAACGCAAGTCTTAGTTCATCTATTGGTGAGTTTTTTGTAAAATTAACATCTGCCCCAGTTAGATGAATATGATTTGATCCAGACTCAATTACAAAGTGACCAACAGGTGATCCAGTTCCAGCATCTACTGTTAAATCTGAATCATTTCCTTGAATTAAAATAATATTATTTAAAAATCTTGCACGTTCATATCTATCTGGTCTTGGTGCTTTATAGAATATAGTGTTGTCTGCATTTGTTTGAAAAACTGAATCTGTTGTTGCAATAACGTTATCGTTTAATGGATCATCTAAGGGCTGTGTAATGGTTGGAATAGATGTTGCTGCTACAGATGTATGATACTGCCAGTTTTCTCCTTGAGTAAATGCAAAAACAGTCTTGCTGTCGTATGCACCAGCAGATGGGTTTGATCCTGCTGAGTAAATTCCAATTTCTGTTATTTCATATCTTTCTTCTGTTGGTAATTCTGCAGTAAGAACTAGCTTTTCTGTAGCCCCATCATTTACAAACCCTCTAGAAGATATTGGTACACGAAACATTTCAAAGTCTAGGTTTTGTTTTAGAGAATAATCTCCATAAGGATCGGCAGTAGCAAGTGGCTGTGCTCCACAACCGACAGCAATGTATGAAGCATATGCTGGAGCTTGTCCAAGCAAATACTTACCAATTATCGATTGTCCTGTATTAGTTATCATTTAAATTTCCACCTCATATATTGTACCACTGATCGTTATTTCTACCTCTATTTGCTCATCTTCTTGCAAATTTACAGCTTCAATTACAAGTTCTCCAGTTATTGGATCAATATATACATAAGAACCACTTGGGCCAGAGCCTTCATCTGGAACCTTCTCATCAAGCTTAATAGAAAAGTTTTGAAAATATTTATTTGATGTTGCATGAAGACTAACAATATTGTTAGGGTTATATTGCTGCTGAATTTGTGTAAGATTTTTAATTGGTTGGTATATAACCGTTTGTCCATTAACTGTATCATTTCTAGCAATACTAATTAACTCTTGCCCTCCAATATTCTCAAAAATAAGATCTGTCATAATTTCAATAGGAACAGCATCATCATTAAATAAAATTGTATCTATGGGTGCAGTCTTTACTGGATTAATATTATTTGTGCTAATTGAAAGGCCAAGTGTGCTTGGTGTCATTGGTGTTGCAGATATTTCTGAAGCCATTTTACACCTCACTCAAATAAACAGTCATAGACGGTCCTTCTAAACTTCTGCTGTATGAAATATTATATACTACAAATCTATCTGAATCTTTAGATACTAAATCCAGGTTATTAGAATCTTTATAATTAACTGTAACTATATCACCAAGTTGCAAGGTAGGTATTGCAAACATGTTTAATCCAATAGATTTTTTAGGAACCATAATCTTATTAATAATCCAACCCATTAATTCATCTGCATCATCTTGAGTTTGAATGTAAGGACTTTCAATAGAAAAATCATTCTTGCCATATATTAATCTACTTAGTTTAATTTGATCATATTTAGCTTTTTCTACCAGAGGTGAGGTGATCAATGTACTTCCTTGTAATTCTGGATCTGATAGATTACTTTGTTTTTTAAAGTATTCATCTACTGTTAATTGATAGGTTGTATCTTGTGTAAATGTAATACCCTGAATTCTTAAATAATTTCCAGTGGTTTCATCAAGATTAAGTGCTGTGTCTGTAGCATTAAATATTAAGAACTCAGCCCCATAGGAGTCTGCTTGAAAACCAGATACCGTGTATCCTTTAATTCTATTAAATGTTGGTGATAGTTGTGCATAAAGAGCAGGGTAAGAACGATCATACTTAATGTTAAAATAAGAACATTCACGCATAATAGAACCAAACTCTTCAAAATACATGTTGTACTTTGGTGGCTGCTCTGTACTAATGCCACTTAAATATGTTCCTTGTACTAGTCCGCTGATTGCATACTTTCTAAAAGATTCATTAGCATCAATTTCTGTATCACCAAATACTCCAGACAATGTTTGTCCAACTACTGAAACTGTGTTCTGTGCATAGTTATTAGTAAGTGCAAAAATATTTTCAAACATAACTCTTGAAGATCCACGAACAAACGTTGCTATATTATTGTATACTGGAAGAGGATCTGTGTCATCTACAATCTTAATTAATTTATTATTGATATACAAATAAAACCTACGAGTAGTTCCAATGTTTTCATACTCTACTGATAGATCATAAACAGTGGGCTTGTCTTCTCCTGCAAGCCTGTACTGACCAGTAAATCTACCATCATCAACAATAATACTAGTTAAACCACCGTACAACTTTACAGGAATGGCATCATTATTTGATGCATCTTTTTTAATTTTATAAAAAACAACATTGTTAATGCTTATATCTGATTTGCCAGAAGTATCCAACTTAAGATAAGATTCTACATTTGTTTCAGTAAGGGCAACAATCTCAAAATAATATCCATTATTGGTTTCTGGATTTAACATTACGGCTAAGCCTCCAGAACCTCCACCAATGCTTACGTTTTGATTTGTTTGAGATCCATTTACTTGATAATAAGAAACACTTCCGATTGGAGTTTGTCCACGATTTTCATTATTTTCAATCTTGCCAATAATTCTCATTCTTGTTCCAAAACTTTTATAGGCATTGTCTAATTGCTTGTATTGATAAGATATAAAGTTAAGTGGAGTTTCAGTAGTTTTAAAAGATGGACCATTCATAATAAGTGCTGATGATTGAACAGTACCCGATTGAGTTGACTTTAAACTATTTACATCTGTTTCTGTTAAAAAACTTGTAGACATAAAGTTTTTAATAACGCTGTTTCTTGTAGTTTGACGTGCAAGAGTATTGTTTACTCCAGCCGCTCCTATAGTTGTTGCTGGTGTTAAAATGTTAGCATCTATTGTTGTTGTAAATAAGTATTGAGTTTGCATATTACATCCACGAACATAGGTGTTATCTGACCAGTATGAATTAACACCTGCAGAGTGTGATGTAATTGCTGTGCCAAATTGACCTCTACCATGCTCATATACAGCCCCTGGCTGTAATCTTGTTATGCCATCTATTGTTTCATAGTATGGAGTAGAAAATATTCTAATAAGTCCTGTTGGATATATTTTTCCATTAAATGGTATTGATGCAAAATATTTTTGATATTCTTGATTACTACTTATCCAAACATTACCAGTTCCAGTAATATTAAACTCTGCAGCATCATATCTAATAATTTCTCCGCTTGAATATAGATAGCCTTGGTATCTAGTTAGCCAGTATATGTTTTCTCCAATATCAATAATATTATTTACAACTATACCGTTTTGAACTATGGGCAAAGCCCCTGTTAAGTTAGAATTAAGTGGCATTGCTCCAAGAACATACTTGCCTTGTTTTGAGGCTACTTCGTTTATTGTCTTAGTATTATCTGTACCAGAAACTTCCCAAAGCAATGCTGGCTTGTAGATCCATGTTTTTTCTTTATCTACCAGGCTTGACTGCCTAATACTTCCATATGATCTTTGAATATATCTGGCAGTGTAAGAAATATTTCCACCATTGTAAACTTTTTTATCTTCAGAGGCAATGCTCATTATGTTAGGCAGCTTGCCAGATGGAGAGTTTTCAGCAACTCCTGTGTCTGTTTGATTATTTTGTCCTGACAAAACAAAAGATGTTTCTCTTTCTGATATATCTGGCATTAAATAGTTCTTGCTCAT